GAGAATTGTTCCATTTAAGAGACTTGAAAAATTAAGGGTAGGCGAAGATAACGGTATAAGCGGTGGTATAGCCAATGTTGTTTATCATTCATCATATTTATCAAAAGGTAAAATTAAAGGAAACTATAATTTATTTAAAAATAAAAATCCACCTGAAGTTTAGAAAATATCTCACATAATATTATATTATGGATTTTAAAAAAATTTTGATTGGTTTTATTGTTTTACTTGTTGTTATATGGATATATAGATATTTTTTTATGGACCCAACAGCTTCCACTCTTTTAGATTATGGAGATGGAAAAGATACTGTTATTGTAAGTTCAACAAAATTATCTGGAAATTCGTCAGCGACTGATTTTACATATTCATTTTGGATTTATGTAAATAATTGGAATTATAAATTAGGTAAAAAGAAAACAATAATTAAAAGAATGGGAACTGGAGGCGACTTATCTCCAGAAATTTATCTTGATAATTATACAAATGATTTAGCAGTAAATTTAAATATTTACAAAAATGGAGAATCTGGTAATTCTGGAACAGATAGTGAAAATATGATTGTTAGTAGGATAACAAATGTTCCATTACAGAAATGGACAAATATAACAATTACGACAAATAACCGCTCGATAGACACATATATAGATGGTAAATTAGTAAAAACAAGTTTATTAGCTGGACCAGTTAAGGTTGATGGAACAGCTGGAATAGAAATATGTCCTGTTCAGGATGGGGAAGTTGGTTTTGATGGAAATATAGCAAAAGTAAGATATTACTCTAGAACTATGAACCCAAGAGAATGTTATGAACTTTACAAAGAAGGATATTCTGGAAGTTTATTGGGAAATATATTGAATAAATATAGAATAAAATTTTCATTTATCACTGATAATAAAGAGACAGCATCTTTAGAAATTTAAATATCTAAATATTATTATATAATATATAGATATGACTGAAGCAATATCAAATATCGGAGCAAACATAGGAAATCAAATTAGTTCAACAGCAGGAGATTTAGTAAATACTAAACCAAGTGGAGCTTTTGGGCAATTTGGAAATAATAAATTTGTAAATGGGGCACAGGGATTTTTAAACTCAAATACTTTAGTAGCAAAGGTTGTTTTCTTACTTTTAGTATTAATTGTCTTTATAATGTTATTGCGATTTATGGCACATGCTTTACATGTTTTGTTTTCGCCAAGTGGTTCACCCGTTTTAGTAGATGGTATTATTACAGGGAAAAAACGCGTGGATATTGAACAAGACCCAAATTTACCACAATCAAAGCCATTATTAAGGTCTAATAATGAAGATGGTGGAATCGAATTTACATATTCAACATGGTTGTTGATTAATGAAGATAATTTTCATTCATTTAAACCGGGTGAAATGAAGCACATTTTCCATAAAGGAAGCGAATCTATTCAAACACCTGCGCAACCTTTAAATTCCCCCGGTCTTTACTTAGATGGAACCACTAACAAATTACATATTTTAATGAGTGTTTTTAAAAACCCAAGCGAGACGATTGAAGTGTCTGACATTCCTTTAGAAAAATGGTTTCACGTTATTATAAGATTGGAAAATAGATTTGTAGATGTTTACATTAATGGTTCTATTGTTGCTAGACACGAATTATCTTCTGTACCTAGGCAAAATGACGGTAAATTATATGTAAATATGAATGGTGGTTTTAGTGGTAACTTATCAGGATTGAGATATTATAATTATTCCTTAACAACTACTGAAATTCAAAGACTCGTTAGCGATGGTCCAAATATGAAATCAAATGATACACTAAATATATTCCCACCATACTTATCAATGAGATGGTTTTTAGGACATTCAACAAGTTAAATATTTAAAGTTATTTAATAATTATTATTTAATGGGTAATAATTATTGTATTCATTGCGGATGTCCACAAAATTATTATAAAGATAAATTTCATGCTTCGAGGAAATCATGTCGTTATTCACAAGATAATTTTCATACTTTTGCTCCACGGGGGATTATAATAATAAAGGTATTTTTAAAAAAAGTCGAAAGTAATTTAAGTGTTTGTTTAAAAAGTTTATTTAATAAAAATCATAAATGTGATGTAAATATTGAAATGAATAAATCAATATTGACAGAAGAATATTAATCTTTAAGATTGGGATTCACACATAAATCATGAGAAGGATATATTTCTCCAGACATACATACATCATCTTCACCTACTTTAACACATGTCCTTACATTTCTATCAGAACCAACATAGCAATAACCCGCTTTACTTTTAGCATTTAAAGAAACATTACTCGCTTTGTAATTATTTGTCGATTCTTCAACAATGGTTGTTTCTAATGAATCCTCAACACTTTTTTTACTATTTTCCATGACTTTTTCTAATTCAGTAGGACTTTTTTTATTTTCTTTTGCGATTTTCTCAGAAGCCATATCAATTGATGTTTCATCTTCACCACTATCTTTTTCATCAATATTTAAATTTAATTCTTTTTCTTCAGTATTTGGATTTTCATTAAATAAATAAGAATACGCATCTACTCCTTTTGTAACAAAAGAATAAACATTTAATGCTAAAATAGCAATAATTATAAATGCTAAAATAAATTTAAAAATACCCCAAAATGTAAATGATGGTGTTGAAACATTTGGTATATTTGAAACATTTAAACTAGGAATCTTTAATTCATCAACTTTAATACTCTGTATAGGTGTTTTTGAAGGAATTTCTGATATTTTATTAGATACATTCAATAAATTCTCTCTAAAAGATTCAGCAAAACTCTTGGGGTCAAATGTTTTTTCTCCTTTTGTAATACTATTCATCGTTTCTTTTAAAGCAGTGTCCATATAAAAATATATTATATTAAATATTTTTATATTGGCTTTATTATTCTCTAAATAATATACTTAACGAATTTAAAAAATATTTAATACTATTTTTAGCAATGTCTTGTAAATTACGTTCATGTAATAAATGTTTAAAAAAAACACCAACAAAAAGATATTTCTTACCATTCATTGGTGTCGTTGCTTTATTAGCATTTGAAGAAATACATGATCTTATTTATTATCCAATTATCATTGGATTTTCTTCTATCATTTTATTTTGGAATTTTCCTTGGATTGTTTATTATACTGCGTCAAAACCATTATATTATGAAGATTTATTTATAGACATTAAAAAATTGCCAAATTATGAAGTAGATAGAAAAATAAAAACCAGATTTAAAATGATATTAGAAACAGTTTTAATACTTACGAATTCTATATTAATGGGTATATTATCAGATGTTTGGCTTTTAAGAACAGATAAAAAAGATGGTTTTTTTTCAATAATGGGAACGACGGGTGGTATTATTAAAATTTTTCAAATCGTTAATAATACAATAAGTAGATTTATGTTAAAAATATTAAGAAAATTTATATTAAAAGAAAGTGAACTCGCTAGAAGAAATAAAAGAGAAAAAATAATAGAAATTATTAAACTAAAGGATATTGAAGAAAAAAAGAATGAAAGTTAGATAAAATCTTTTAAAAGACTATAAGTTCCTAAAAGAACAAAAGTTATATAAATTATTAATAAATACCAGGATAATATTTCATATCTTTTCCAAATATTAAAATCAAAATAACTAGGTGTATATTCTAATTTATCGTTTGGAAAATTATCTAAATATTTTTTTAACAATATATTTGTATTATACAATAATCCTATTGAAAATAAATAAATAAGTACAGATAATAATTTCATGGTAATTTTTGATGATTTTTTAAAATGTTTAGAGAATCCATATACACCAATTCCTAAAGAAACAGAGATGATAGAATTTCTTACAGTAGACATATAACTACTTAAAAAAGTTTGCGGTTTATAATGAAACTCCATAATATATATATATATCAAATTATATATATTACTAGTAGTAATTACTTCAAATTTTTGGCACATTTACCTGTTCCTTTCTCAAGTTTGCACGAACAGTCTCTGAAACGCAGTCTTTGTGAAAGAGGGACTCCAACAGTTGATGGTAACCCTGCTTTGGAATTTCCACCGCATCCATGTACGGATAAAGCTCTTTGTTTTCTTTTTCCTCCAATAGGCATTATAATATATACCAATAAAAAAATTTAGTCATTCCTAAATTAATTATTTCTTGGTATGTATGTTAATGTATTCAATTTATCTAGTTTATTTATAGTTTTTTCAACATTACTATTAATGCTATTATTAAATAGATAATCAGTATCAGGTTTTATTTCGTTTTTCTTTATTTGAATATAAATTTTATCTATCTGGTTTTTTATTTTTTCCACTTTTTCTTTATCTTTAATAATGGGAGTATTTAAATCATAAGATTCTGTTAATAAAGATATAGCATTATAAATAATAAATTTTCTTTTTGTATTTGTCCCCGATGAATATTTGACACAAAAAATATCTTTCAACGCATCTATAATTTTTACAACACCATTACGTCTTTTTTTAGCTTCTGTAAATAAAACGTCCCAAATTATCCAAATCATATTTAATTGATATTTTCCGTCAACAGGATATTGTCTTCTAAAACATTTTTTCTCTTGTTTCTTTTTTTTACATAATTTATGATACTGTAATATCCATTCCAACCAATAAATTGCTTTATAATTATCTTTTATTTTAACACTAATATTCCAAGCAAATTCGTTAATTGCTACAAATATTTCATTTGGATCTTCATTATTAAAGACATCGTAACCAAATCTTTTATTTTTAGCAGAAAGTTTCTCTGTTAAATTAAAAAAATTAAAATCAGTTTCTTTAATTTTAGGTACATCAAAAGAATTTTTCTTTTTTGAAAAACATAATATAGCAATTACTTCACAGAATAAGAAACGTATTTTTTTATTATTTCTTAATTTAATAATATTATCGCTATAGCCATTATTTAAGATACTTCTAAAATTTTCTAACCTCATATTTATATAAATGGCTAATTTTGGATTACCAATATGTATATTTTTACTTAAGAATAAAAATATTATTTCCCATAAATATAGAAAATGACCAGCACATATAATCTCAGCTGACCAATAACAGGCATGTTCTATCTTTTGTGACAGCATACATTTAATTAATTCTTTTTTTGCTTCAGATTTTTTATATTTCGAAAAAGTAATATTTTTAAATTCATTAATATTTCTTTTATCGTTAATTTCCGGATGATTCATTTATATTATTTTTAATAAAAAAAAATCAAATAATATTACATATATATATGAAATTTCAAATTACTTCATTAAATAAATTTTGTAATCAATTAACCAAACTATTTATTTCTCTTTCTAAAAAATATGATAAGTCATCATCGTGGTTAAAAGCTCTTATTTTATTAGCACTTATGTTTATATTTATTCACAGATATAATCAAGAAAATCCATCTGTAGAAGGGTTTACACAAATGAAAAAATTTGAATTAAAAGAAAATGACCAGTTATATGATGAATTTTATGCTAAATATTATGATAAAATTATAAATGATGCTTATAAAACAAAATATGAATTTAATGAAATATGCTATACTTCTAAAATTGATAAAGATAGTGAAATATTAGACATTGGATGTGGCACAGGAGATTTAGTGAAAAAATTTGTTAAAAAGGGATATAAAATTAAAGGTGTCGATAAATCAAAATCTATGATTAAAAAAGCTAAATCAAAACACCCAGAATGTGAATTTTTACAAAAAGATGCATTAAATTCTATGAACCACCCACCCAATTCTTTCACTAATATTTTATGTACTTATTTTACTATTTACTATATTAAAAATAAAAAACAATTTTTTACAAATGCTTATACATGGTTGAAAGATAATGGTACTTTAACATTACATCTTGTAAATAGAGATAAATTTAATCCAATAGTGAATGCTGCTGATATATTATTATATGTTTCTCCACAAAAATATGCTAAAAAAAGAATAACAAATTCTTTTGTAAAATTTAATAATTTTAAATATAAAGCTGATTTTAGATTACAAAAACATAAAAATCAAGCAGTATTTGATGAAACTTTTAAAGATGATAAGACAGGTCATGTAAGACAAAATAAACATACATTTTTTATGGAATCACAGAAAGAAATATTAGCATTAGCTAAACAAGCTGGATTTATATTAGAAGGGAAAATAAATATGGATGGCTGTAGCTACGAGCATCAATATTTATATGTACTTAAAAAACCATAATTCGCTTTAATAAATAAATAATTATATTCAATATAATTATTTATGGTAGATCATGTTAGACTAACTATTGTTTATACGATTATCACATTCATAACTTTATATTGTTTATTTATAGCATATTTTAGATTAAAATTCAAGTTTTGGTCAAGACAACCGGTTTTTCATTTACATAATGTTTATTATTGGATTTATTATTATTTTATGAAGTCTGATATAATTACAGATAAATTACCAGATGATACTCGTTTTTTTGATGAAAAAATACAAGTTTATAAATTTTTAGAGTTACCTACTGAAAAAAAAGAACCATTGGTACATTTCATCAAAAATAATTTTCTTCCAAATAAAAGCGAACAATTTGACCCACCCGATGACTATGTATTGGATAGTTTTAATAATCATGATGGTTTAGTTACCATATCAATAAAAGAATATAATAATAAAATATTAGCATGTATGGGTATGTTTCCAATATACTGCAAATTAGATGACACTAAAATTACAATGAATTATGTTGATTATTTATGTGTTGATAAAGAACATCGCAAAAAAAATTATGCCCCAAATCAAATATTTACACACCTGTATCATTTACAAAGAATGAACAATAATTTTGTATGTTTTTTCAAAAGAGAAAATAAAACAAATGCTTTAGTTCCATTTACAACATATTATAATTATATGTTTAAAATAGAAAATTGGCAGTTTTGTTATAAATTTGACCAGCCAAATATATCTATTGTTTTTATTGATAAAAAAAATCTTAATCAATTTCATCAAATTTATCAAGAAAGTTTAAGTGCCTTTAAATACACATTTACACCGAATTTATCTCATATATTTTATTTAGTAGAAAAACAACATATTAAAATAGCAGCATTAATGGTCAATCAAGAATTTTTTGGTTATTATATAATACGCAACGCACACACATCATATAATGGTGTAAAAAGTTTACAAGTAACTACAAGTTATAAAAATAAAAATATTAATGATGAGCTATTTACACTGGGGTTTTTAATTTCTATGAGCATAATAAGCAAAGAATGGGATTCTAAAATAATATTTATAGAAAATTTATCAAATAATAATATAATTTTGAAATTATTATTGGAAAAGTATATTTATTTAGCTAAAATCAAAAATTCATTGTATTTTTATAATTATGCTAGTCATCCAAAAAAATCAGAAGAAACGTTATGTATTATCTAGTATATTTACTTGCTCTTGCGAAAGAATCTACCACAAAAATTACAAAAACGCCTAAAAACATATATAAAACAAGTTCTTCAGTAACATTTTGTGTTTTGTGATCTTTATTTTCTTCTAAAAGATGAATAACGTAATTAAGTCTTTCAAATAATTTATCTTTATGCTGAGGCAAGTCAGGATTTACCTGTGTATTTGTAGAATATGGTATGTATTGATTAAATTTAATATTTCCACCCGAATATTCATCTAAATTTTTAAAATCTTTTGGCGATAAAGAGCTATCTACATTATCTTCTTGTACCTCAGGTGGTTGTTTTGTTAATTCAGGTTTTGGGGGTGGATTGAAATCTGCTAAACCAGAACCATCATTTGAATCATCATTTCCTACTTTACTCATTAAATTTAGGAAATTTTCAACATTCTTCCCTGTTATTTTTTTTTTCTTATATGTTTGATTATGTTTTTTTTTATTAGATTTTGGTTTATAAACATTTTCAATATCTTTATCATTATTTGAAAGTTCAGCGAATCCTAATGAACTAGTCATTCTTATAAAAAAAAGAGATAAAAATTTATTTATATTAACTTGAAAAAATATATATTAATTTATATATAATGGTCAAGTTATTAAGAATGAAAAATTTAAATTTAGTTCTCGCATTAGCTTTATTAGGACTAATGTATAAAACTCCTGTTTTTTTGTTAGATGTTACCAACAATCCTTTTGGTAGAATAATCCTTGTCATTGCTTTAGCATATATTGTAATAAGGTGTGATTTCTCATGTGCTATTTTGTTTTCTTTAATTATAATTGTATTATTTCACAATAATATTGAAGGGTTTGTCGAAGGTTTAACAATTGATGATGATGATGATGATGAAGAACCAAAAGATAGTGGCAGTGGCGATGAAGAGAAAAAAGGTAGTGATGATAAAGAGAAAAAAGATAAAAAGAATAAAGATGAAAAGGAGAAAGAATCAATGGAAGAATCAATGGAAGAATTAATGGAGGAACCTTTTACTGGTATGACAAAAAAAGTAAATAGTTTAAGACAGGTATTAAGATCTAATATTACAGATTTAGATAGAGAGCTTAAAGTTGGCGCCGAAAGACGTTCTATTTCAGCAACAAAACAATAATTATTTCTATATTAATATTAATATTAATATGAAAAACCCCAATAAAAATTTTCAGAAAAAAATAATATATTTTACTTCTTTAATTGCGTTATTTTTTGGTGTAAGTGATTTAACTATCTTACCTAGTTTAATATCAAATGTTTTAAAAACAGAATTAGGAATAACTCTTTTTGTTTTATTAGGTATTTTTTTTGTTTTGAATAATCTTTACTTGTTTTTAATTATATTAATTATAGTTTCATATAAAAATACTGTTTTAATCGAAGGTGTTGGAGAAGCGGATGGAGAAGCGGATGGAGAAGCGGATGGAGAAGCAGGTGGAGAAGCAGGTGGAGAAGAAGATGAAGGGTTAGCAGATGAAGAAGCAGCGGAAGCAAAAAGAAAAGCAAAAGAAGCAAAAAGAAAAGCAAAAGAAGAAGCAAAAAAAGAAATGGAGGCACTTAAGAGAGATGCCGCAAAAGAAGCTGGTATTGACCCAGAAAGTATAAAATTAAATGATGGTGGCGAAATAAATAGTTTTGGTGATTTATTCGGACAGGCAAGAAGAAATGCCGAACGCTTGTTAAACGCTTTGGGAAATTAATAACAAATAATTTAATATAATATTTATATTATATATCATGCTTCCTGAATCAATTCATGTGTTTTTGAACAATATAAATCATAGTAAATTCTTTACTGGGTTTGTAATGATTTTATTAAACATAAGTTCAAGATATGTAAAAATAGATATTAGTAAATCTCAAGAAAATTATTTAAAAAAATCTTTAGGCAGACATGTTTTAGTTTTTGCTGTATTATGGATGGGTCTTAGAGATATATTAGTTGCTCTAGGTTTAACTGCCATATTTAATGTATTTATAGACTATCTATTAAATGAAGAAAGTCGTTTTTGTATAATACCGCATAAATATAGAGAGTATGAACATTTATTAGATTTGAATGGTGATGGTGAGGTTACAGAAGAAGAAATAAATAAAGCTCGAGAAATACTTGAAAAAGCAAAAAAAAAAGACAGTAAAAAGGACATATTAAAACATATGGCAAATTTTAGAACAGATATTTAAATTCTTTCTATTTATCTATGAATTTAAATATTATTTTAAACTATATATATAGTTATGAATTTCAATATTAAAAATAGAAATCCATATAAAATGAATGTAAATAATAGACAGGTAAAAAAAAGAAATAATAAAACATTAAAGAGTGATACATTTAAATTAAACATTTATTACAAAATCTCAGATTATGCTGGAACAAATGGTGGTTCAAATAATGATGGTTATTATCTATATACGGAAAAGAAAGATATTTCGGAATTTCAATTTATAGATGTTGGTGATAAAGTTCAATATAATAATCCAACACACCCTAATCATTTAAAACGCGCTATTGTTAGAAAATATAATAGAAACGCTGAATTTGAAATAATATTTAATGACCCACCTTTTTTATATGAAATAGATAAAAAAACAAATAATAAATATAAAACAAATAAAAAAATAAAAATAATTAATAATGTAAAGTTTAGAAATTTAAAAAAACTTACTTCGACAAAAAGTTCATTAACAATTAAACAAGCCGTAATTCATGGTGGTATAAAAAAAAAATATAATTTACGAGATTTTTTTGAGACACCCATAAAAGATCCAAGTGAAGAATATTCAAATGAAACATTGCTTTTATATAGAACATTACTATTCTTATTTACCATTAATATTACAGATGAAAATGATAATAGTTCAATTAAAGAAATAAAAGAAATTATTGCCAATATGAATATTGTTAAAAATGAAGATTCACAAATATATAATCAAATATCCAATAAATTAAATGAATTAATTAAATTAAAATATAAATCAAATAAGAATTTTTTTTACTTAGATATAAGAGATTTTTTAATTACATTTAATAGTTTGTCAAATGAAGAGTTTGTCAAAAAATTAGAAGCTGAAGAGTCTTTTAACGAAAAGGGTGTAGAGAGAAAAAAAAATGCTTCGTTAGCCAATGCTTACTCGTTTTTTGAAAAATTACTAGGAGTTTTTAAAAAGAAAAAGGGAACTGATAATTTAAGGTATAACGTAATTGACCTTGGGATAACCAATAAAAAACAATATTATACTTTTTTACAAAATTTAAAGAAAAAAAAATCAGAAATCATGGACAAGAAATTTTTAACATATCAAGATGTATTAGAAAAAAAAATCAATGAAAAAATAAGAAGAAATTTTTTAAAAGGTGACCGTTTTTATCCAGAAGAAGTTAAATTTAAGTATTCGGGTATTAGTGAAAATGAAAATAATAAAGATATCAATAGATTGATTAAACCGTCAGAAAATATGAAATTTACTATAGTTAGTGAACCTGAAATTAAAAATGATTTAATTCAAGATAATGATTTTGTCGAAAAAGACGGAGAAACAGAAAAAATAAAAAAAATGTTTATTATTAAAAAAATACCAGATAATCAAAACCCCGGTGAAATAGATATTTATATTAAGTTAGATTTAGATAGCGAAAAAATAATAGATGACGAAGATGATATTGAAGATAGTATAAAAAATCCATCTGGCGTTTCTTTGTTTAAAATAGCTTCGAATATGGTAAAAAATATACAAAAAAATCTTGACTGTGAAAATGTAAAAAAAAATATTAAACAAGATGCTGATGATATTTATGATTTACTTAAAAATAAATTAGGTAGTCAGGAATTTAAAGAACCTTATGTCGCAAAAACAAGCTTAGAAGAAAAAAATGAAAATGCCACAAAAACGGTCGCAACTGTCATACCATTTAATAATCGTGTTTCTTTCATTAAAAGACAAGTAAAGAAAGGGGGTAGAAAAAATAGAACACTTAAAAAACGTTAAAAACTTATTTAAAGTATTTAAATATTCATAAATATTTTAAATTATAATGTCCGATGGAGAAATATCAAGATCAAATAGTAATGAAGTAGCTATTATTAACAGTAGTTTATCCCCATATGTCAATATAAAATGTAACACAAACATTGAAAAAAAAAGTAGTCAAGAATATAAAAATTATATTAATAATATTAGAAATATGCCACAAAGAAGGCATACATATAAAAAGAAAAGTTATTGCGAACATGTTTGCGAAGCGCTTCCGCTTGTTTTTAAAAACTTTCATCTTAAAATGTCGGATCATTTATTGCTTGGTGGCGAACATACACAAAAAATATCCCCCGGTTTTAATTCACCAATAGTATCTAATAATGAAAATATATCATCTGAAGAGAAAAAAGAAATAGTTAAAATGTCACCATCCTTTGGAATGTTTAGTTTGTTTAAGTACCATATTAAACGAGGTTATTTAAATAAAGAGTTGAAAAAAACAAATAAAATTTATTGTTCGCATATATTTTCTCTTATATTTGCTTTGCCTATTATGATTTTTATAGGACAATGGCTTTTATATCTTGCTTTAATATTACACGAAGCGAGAACATTTGATAATGAGATATGTAGTAATGATGGTACATTTGAAAATAAATTAATGATCGCTGGTATTAGTATTGTTTATTTCGCAAGAAGTTTTTTTATTTGGGATAATTTAACAAATAGTTTAAGTTTAAAAAAAATGAATAAAGTTAATAGTTATACTTCTATCTTAGACACCTTTCAAGAATTTTCATTTATTTTATTTGTTTATGGCGCAAATATGTGGGTTGTATTTATTGATGGAGATATTTATAATATGGTTTTGAATTCACTTGCTATGGAATTTTTAATGCAATTAGACAATGATTTTCAAGAGCTTTATTTTCAATATTTACCCGGAGCTGCTGATGATATTTACGATAATATTTTTGTGTCTTATCATGAAAATAAAGAATTATTAGAGGACAGACAAAAAAATGATAAATGTTTCCGTTGTTTTAGTTGTTTGGTTTATATACCATATAAATTATTAGTAATTTCAATATTTTTATTTCCTTTATTTTGCTTTTTCATGATGTTCGCCGGACCTATTTGTAAGTAATTTTTCCTCTAAATCTTTAATGCGCAATCGTAACAATTCTATTTCTTTTTCTTTTATAGTTTCATCATCATCTATACCGTAATACCATTTATATACATATTTTGTTCCATTTACAGTAAGTGCTCCAACATGATATACTATGTCAAAAGTTTCATATAATATAAATCCAAGAACCATTTATATTATAAGTATATTTTCAATTATAACATATTTTTAATTATACACTTTGTTTAATAGGTATTATAATATTAATATTTTGATTAGATAATCCTATATATCTTTTCATCATGATTATTTTATTTCCTAATCTAAACCTTTTCTCTTTAATTTGAATTCCTTTTTTTTTGATTTGTTTTACAGTTAATGTACTCTGAACAGAGTTTGAAAAATCACGTTCTTCTTTTTTATATTGTTTAAACTTATTCTCTAATTTTATTAATATTTTTACTTGTTTTTTTAATTCTATGGGCGCTGATTTTTTTCTCGAAAATCTACGCATTATTTTATAATCATGTTCCAATAATTTTTTTTTATAATCCCAAGTATATCCCGATAAAGCAGAAGATATTATATGATTATTAGATGTGGCTTTATTATGTTTATTCACACCCTGATTATTACACAGCGGACATCGATTTTTTCCCATTCTAAACCAAGTCATTATACAATTTGTATGATAACAGTGATTACATTCTGGTAAAGTATATATTGATGAATTGCCAGAAAGATCTATATTTTCATGACATATAGCACATAATTCGCTCATTTAATAAAAAAATAACTATATTTTTAAATACTTATAATAAATGTTATTCGTTTAAAATAATTTTTGTAATTTCTCTCCAATGTTCTTTTTCTATTTGTAATTGATTAATTAATTCTTTAGCTTCCTTATGTGCTTTTTTTAATCCTTCATATTCTTCTTCGCATGAATTTTCATTATTATTTCCATGATTTAATTTTGTTTTTTTAATAATGTCTTCTAGTCTCAATACTTCTTCTTTTAATTCAAGTAAACGTTTGCGAATAAAAACAACTTTTGCTACTTTTTCTTTAATACTGTCCATGTTTATATAATTTTATATATAATTAATTATATAAATTCAATTTAATGTATAATTAGTTGGAACATTACCCCAACCATTTACAGCTGGAGAATAAGTTCCCTGTGCCGTTAATAAAGCAGTTGTTAATCCAACTATAACGCACGTTACTAACCATCCGACAACCGTTTTACCAAATACTCTACAATTTATTCCAGAGCAATTCTTTGTATTTTCTAAAAATCCTACTCCCGTTGTTGCGCCTACTTGACAATGTGTTGTTGAAAGGGGTATTTTTAAACGACTTCCTATAATAATAACAAGGGCAGAACTTAATTCTATAGCTGTACCACGAGATGGTGTAATTTTACATAATTTTTCACCCATCGCATAAATTATTTTATATCCATACACAAATAAACCAATAGCAATGCCACCACCACCCATAGCTAATATCCAATATGCGTTATTTCCCATATCTGTTTCCCCACTTGTTATATTGTAATTATTTTCATATAAAACATATATCACTGCGAATGGACCAATGGCGTTAGCAACATCATTCGCGCCATGGCTAAATGAACAACAAATAGCAGTAAATATTTGAAGATATTTAAATAATTCCTCTGTTTTTACATTAAATTTTTCCGCCTTTTCATGTAATTTTATTATTCTATTCATCTCATTTGTTGATTTAATATTCAACTTGTCTTTATTTTTTGTTACATCATTTGTTATCATTTCTATATTTTCAGATGGAGTGCTTTCTTCTATTTGATTATTTACCTTTTTATTTATAAATTTTTTTAAATAAGGTACAATTGGAATAGTTATAATGGCACAACCTAAACCAATACCGAATGCTGAACCAAGAGCAACTTCAAGTGGTGTTTTATGTAATCCCAGTCCTTTTGCTCCCTTATAAATAATGAAAAATGAATTAATAGTCATAGTGGAACCAATAAGAACAGGATATGCTATATTTATCCTATAAGAATTGAAATCTTTTCTGAGAACAAGTGTTCGTGTTACTCCAAAAATAAATATTGCGAATAATGCTGAAAATATTGGAGATAAAACCCATGACAAAACGATACCACAAACACCTCCCATATACGGAAATGATTCCAATGGTTTATACCATATAACACAATCAGGACCCGCTAAAACCATCGTCATTCCAATCATACCACCTACGCAAGAATGGGTTGTTGATACAGGCATTTCATACTTACTTGCCAAAAATAACCACAATCCAACAGATAAAACAACCCACATACATCCATACATTAATAATTCAGGTTGTTCTTCAAAGCATTTATAATCAGATATCCCTTTTCTTATTGTATCTGTTACATGACTCCCCATTAATATAGCACCAGCTGTTTCAAATATAGCAGCAAGTATAATGGCTTGCTTCATATTTAAAGCTTTAGATCCAATTGATGTGGCAAAAGAATTTGCTGCATCATTCGCGCCTATTCCCATCGCGGCAAAAAAGGAAAAAGCTCCACCTGTTATTAATATCCATAAATACATTAATATTTTATTAATGTAATTTTCTTTATATATCTTTTTTAAAGATTTAGAGATATAGTATTTCTTTCACTTTTTGGTTTTCTTCTACTCTTTTTTGGTTTACTCATATCAGCATTTTTCATTTCTTTTAAGTCATCAACACTTATTGTACTTCCGGGTCCTTTATTTTCTTTCAAATTGATCTTCTTTGTTTTAAGTCCTGTCAAAATATCCCTTAAATCATTTGGTCCACGCATTTCTTTTCTTTTTTCATTTACTGAGGCAAAGTTAGATTCCATGTTTTCAGCATCATTAAATGTAGCTCTTACGTTAGAACGCGCCATATCAATGTCTGGTCTAGATGATGGTGGAGGCATGGGTGGGGGTCTTCGTTTCATATTAGGTGGCGGACCTGGAGGACTTCCCATTGGAGGTTGCATTTGAGGCGGCATTCCACCACCCATCATATTCATAAAATTACCTAGACCGGGGTTGTTATCTGCCATTGTATTTGCCGCTGCTGATGTGAATTGTTGCATAAGTTCTGGATTTTGTCGCATAATATCATCCATTCCCGGCATAGCAGTCTTAAACATAGTATTTGTCATATGAAGCATGACGGCGCTTCCACCAAGCATAAACAAAAGTTTAAGTTCTGGTGCCATTTTCGCCTTTGAACCATATTTCTCATGTAATTCTCCAAACACATCATCATATTCCTCTATGTTTTCATTTACAGCTTCTGCCCAACCATCTAGTTTTAAATCAAATGGATCAAATTTGCCATTTAAAAACTCCAATCCCGAAACACACGCCATAAGCATTTTTCCCTGAAATTTTACACTATTCATCTTTTCTTTTTCTGATTTTAATGTTTCATATTCACCTTTCATCTCATCTAGGGGGCTGTCCATCGAATATTTTTTACTTAATCGAATACCTTTTGTTTCTAAAGTTTCTAGCATTCTTAAATATTTAAATTTTTCTCGTAAAAGTTCTTTACCTGTTAATTTCTTTTCTGTTGGAGGGGTAATATTGGGATTCACCGGGATATCATTAAACTTCTTAAATCCATCATCGGATTCTATTTTTACTTTTTTATCGGCAGCACCTCCTAATATACTACTATGAAGATTTCCAAATGAACTTTCCGGTTTACTAAAATTGTCATTTATATTTAAATTTATTCTTTCTACATCCTTATCTTTATCACTTGGCAATGATATATCTGAAAATAAACTATTTCTTGCTGATTTTAAAGATTTTTTTCCACTATCTTCTAAAGATATATCATTAATATCCGATAATTTAATATCATCACTCGCGTTTGATTTATTATCTTTTTTATTTTGACGATTTGGATTCATGAGCATCTCTGCGCCTGGTCCAAAATTAACACTTTTACTTCCACCAGTATTCAATCCCGAATTATTTTTCTCCACAACATTTAAAGAAGGAATTTCTATTTTTTCATTAATATTGATTTCTTGAATATCCATTATGATTAATATAGAACATTTAATTTTAAGTATGAACGCATTATATATTATTAAGTTTTCAATAATATATTTAATTATTTGGATATGTATTTTTAATATACCATCTTGCTTGTAAGAATGAATCTGCTAAATCATCTTTTTTTCTATGTTTATCGAAAATTTCAATCCATTTATTTAAAATATTATTTTCATTAATTATTTTTCTTGTCATTTTTATTCCTAATTTTTTTCTTTCGGAGTAAGTTAGTTTCTTTTTTTCTGTTAATCCTTTTAATTTATTACTAGCACTTATAAATTTAATATTTGTTAATTTATTTTCTATAAAATGCTGTGTTATCATACCCTGAAGCATTTTCATTCTTAAAGCTAAAGGACCGATTTGGTTTTCTATTAAAACTAAATCTATTTTTTCTTCTTTAAAATGCTCGTCTAATCTTTTTTTTAAAAATATACCACAATCAATCATATTTAGTTCATTAATATTTATTTTTTCAACATTTTCTAAATAAGTATTTTCTAAATGTTCTCTAAGTTTTTTAATTTTATCTTCCTTATTTTTAATATTTGATTCAGGTAAATAAGTATTCATGTATTGATTAAGTAATTTATTCGATATTTTTTTTTTCTTAATTTTTTTTAATATTAAATTAGTCTCGACAGTTGGTATAAAAAATTTGCTATTTTTGGCATGAATTTTACAATAAAATTTTCCATTTTTATGATATTTCGCATTTTTTAAACATGCTGTTTTAGATTTCTTTTTTATTTCTTTACACACTTTTTTTTCATCTTCACATATGTTTATGGAATTCCATTTGTGTATAACAATATCTTTATCGTATTCAAGTAAACAAAAAGCTAAATTTTTTATTCCTACGTCGATACTAAGTATTTTCATATATGTTATAATTTTATAAATATAATTTTAAATTATTTATTTATATTTATTGATTTGATTGAATTTTTAATAATTCATCTTGTGTGACTATAGGTGAAACAAATTGGCTATTTAAAGCTTGTCGTTCTAAATATAAATTTTTCAAATTAGAATTTTGATATCCATATGGTTTTGAATTATCTGATATGCTATTAAATAAATATTTTCCATAAGACTTATCATTAGAAGTGCCCTGTAATACACACTCAGAACATTCATGACAAGAAGCAACGTTATTTTTATTCATTAAAGAAACTCCATTTTTAATTAAAAATTGTCTATATTGATAATTGTTTTTCATACCATTTTTCTCTTTTAATTTTTTATTTATATCACACGCTGGATTATATAAAGTAAACATTTTTCCATCACTCATTAATGCCGGATAATCTTGATGAATATTATTTGAACCTGAATAGCAAGTGCCCCAACTCATTGATATATTATAATTATAAAAAAAAATAATTATAATAATTTACGAATTTTCTAATAATGCTACTAATTGAGCTTTTTTTAAAGATTTATAGTTTTCTAAGTCTTTATCATGGCACATCTGTTTTAATTCATCCACCTTAAATTTTGAATAATTAATAGTTTGTTTAATTTCGTTTTCAACAGATTCTTCATCTTCTTCTTCATCTTCTTCATCTTCTTCATCTTCTTCTTCATCTTCGCTATTTATATCCTTATCTTCTTGATTTTCCTTCGTTAATAAAATATCTCCAACTTCTTCTAAATTATCTTCTAAATGAAGGGCTATTTTTTTTATCTCATTCTCGTCAATTATATTTTCACTTATAACTAAATCTGAATCTAAATTTAGTCCATTTTCTATATTATTGGTGTTGTTATCTACGCTTTCGTTATCACTTTCGTTATCACTTTCGCTATCACTATCACTATCGCTTTCTTCATTTTCAGAAATAACAATTAAATTATCACTTGGAGCATACTGTTGTGAATCACTTGGAGCATACTGTTGTGAATCACTTGGAACAGTTTCATGCATCATTATTTTATTTTCTTCTTCATGATTTTGTACTAACTGAAATATAACATTTACTTTTTCCTCTACTGAAGAAATTCTATTTTTGAAATAAATAAAAAGCAAAATACTACTAAGTAATGATGTTGCTAAACATATTAACATTAATCTTGATTCCATATTAATTATCTTTAAGATAATACTTTTAATATTTAAACGTGCTTAAATATTTAATTTAATTTATTTAAAATATTTCTTGAATTTTTTAATATTTCTTCTGGATAATTTATTTCTTTTAACACTGTAATACCTCCTTTCACCTTTGAAATACCTTCTTGTAATTTGTAATAGTATGTTGGTATATCATTATTTATTGTTGTTTTCATTGAACAATTATCAATATTGTCATCTTTATCTAATAAATTACATAATCTAATAAAATGTGTTGTTAGCATAAACTTAACATTATTATCCTTTGTTATATATTTAATATAACTAAATGCTGAACTGATAGCTTCATAAGGATTTGTGCCTGAATATAATTCATCAAATACACATAGATGTCTATCTCTAGGACTATTTACTACTTTATCTAATATATCTTTACATCGTCTAGCCTCTGCCTGAAATAAACTATCTCTACCAGATGTATCAGGTATATTAATATAACAATGGAAATGTTCAAATGGTGATAATGTTCCTGATTTAAAGTAGCCAAATCCAAATTGTTGTGAGAATATTGTACTTAGAATTGTTGCTTTAAGTATTGTTGTTTTTCCGGCAGCATTTGGTCCTGTAATAATTTTATTTTTATTGAAATTAATATCATTTGTTATTGGGTTTTCAATCGATGGGTGATAAAGTTTTTTATATTTAATCGTTGTTTCATGTTTAACATATTTAACTTTATTTATTTTTTTATTTTTTAGTGAAGCGAAAATACCCAACATATTATCTATGTATCCATTAAATTCAAATGAATAATTCATTATAGAATTTAAATCAAAGTTATCATAAATTGTATAGAAATATTTCATTATTTTCCCCAATTTAAATAAATTTTTTATATTTTTACATTCATCTGGAATTGATTTAATTTCTTTTAAAAAGTTTTCTAATTCTTCTCTATTTTTAACAAGATCTTTCTTAAATTCCCTATAATGTTTATATTTATTTATCATTTTTTCATACATTTTCATTTTTTCAATGGTATATCTTAAATATGTCTTTAATGATAAAATATTTTCGGTAATGAAATGCGCATTCTTGTAAAATCTATAGCATGATAATATATTTTGATAAAAATTATAAATATACATACCAGCACAAAACATAATATAAACCTTTTGACTCATCTTAACTTTATGAAAAGATGTAAATAGTTGCCCAATCGCGTGGTTTTTAAATTGCGTAACCAGAATTGATTTATACATTTTCCAAGTTATTTTAATTTTCATACTTCTTAAAAGGACAAACGGTACTATAAATAAAAATAATGGAGACATTAAATTTATGGCGGGTGATAGCAAATTATAAATACTTAAGATATGTAAAAATATTTGTGAATAATTTAACCATTTGAGTTTTTCCCAACCAATATACTGATATTTATTTATAAAATCACCATCATCTTTAATATTATTCCATTTATTATACATATTATTAATTAAACTAGCATCAAAATCAATATTTTTTACTTTTTTTGTTAATTTTTGTGTTTCTTTTAAGTATTCAATATTTGTTGTGAAAAAATGTGAAAATTTACTTATACTTTTCTCCCCCAATTTTGTTTTGGGTTTTAATAAAATATTATAAATCGGCTTTTCTTTCTTGTCATGTGTTTTCAATAATTCTAAATCTTCTTTAATCACTTCTGGTAAAACATGTTTTTCTTTTAAATATTCTATTGGGTATTTAAAATTTAATTCCATAATAAATTTTAAATATAAATTATTATATGTTTTGATACGCAGATATTAATTATCTAAATGACTAGCATAATCTGCTGGCATTTCTTCAATAGTTGTGTTATAATACTCCTCAAAATGTTTTAACTTTACGACATCATATTTAGTTTGGAAATTAATCGCTATACCTTTCCTTCCCCATCTACCACTTCTCCCAATTCTATGTAAATATGTACACTCATTTTTTGGTATATCAAAATTAATGACAACGCTTACTTGCTGAACATCAATACCTCTAGAAAATAAATCAGATGTTATCAAAACACGACAACTACCTGTCTTAAATTCCTTATGTGTTTTTTTTCTTTCCTCCGATGACATTTTACCATGTATTTTTTTAACTGGAAAATTATCTTCCAACATTGCTTCTTCTAGATCATCAACGCGCCTTGTACTATTACAATAAATAATTGATTGCGATATAGTCAATGTTTGAAATATATCTTTCAATGTATCATATTTTTCACTATCATCGTTTAAATTAATATAATATTGTGATATTCCCTGAAGAGTTAATTCTTCATTTTTAACTAAAATTTTAATAGGAGTTCTCATAAATGATGTTGTTATTGATAATAGTTCTTCTGGTAATGTGGCACTAAATAAACCAATTTGAATATTTTCAGGCATATAATGTAGAATTTTAGACATTTGTTCTTTAAATCCACTAGATAACATTTCATCAGCTTCATCTAATACAAGAAGAGATAAAGTACTTGTATCTAAATATTTACGACGGATAACATCATGAACTCTACCCGGAGTTCCTATAATAACTTGTGGTTTTAAATTTTGAATATCTTTTTTATTTTCTTCAACTGAAGTACCGCCAACCAAAAGTAAACTATTTATCTTCATATAATTTCCAAGACTATCTGTAACATTTTTTATTTGCCTAGCCAATTCATGCGTAGGTGCTAAAATTAAAACTTGTGGGGTTTTTTTTGTTTCATCTAACATTTGTAAAGCCCCAACAACAAAAGTGCCCGTTTTACCTGTTCCTGATTGTGCTTGGGCTATTATATCCTTTTTCTTTCCATTTGTTCCATAAACAAAAGGGAATATCGCTTTTTTTTGGATTGAACTAGGTTTTTCAAAACCATAAGAATATATACCTCTCAGTAACTTTTCTTTTAAATTTAATTCTTTATCTTCCCATGAAACAATATTTCTATAGTTGTTTTTTTTTTCCTGTGCGGAATTAATATTATCCATAATACAATATTTGTTTTTTTCTGTTTAAGTATATTTGAAATGTTATAACAAATTAAAATGAATATAAAATGATATTAAAAAAATCATATAATAATATTATATTATGATAGCTAATCGTTATACTCTAAATAATTTTAAAAATATTGAGAGTGAGAATACAATTAATGAGTTAAATATTGCCGCAATTGATATCATTAATGCTATATCAAAAAAAGTAGGAGCACCTACTTATAGAAAAACACCTGTATTTAGAAAAAAGAAAAATGATAATCAAAATTATAAAGATAAAAATTTAAATACAACTTTTAAGAAAACAAAGTTTAATGATAAGGAAGATGAAACTGATATTAATCAAGATAGAATAAGAGGTTTTCTTAATAAGCTAACAGATAATAATTATGATGAAATTTCGCAAGAAATAATTATGAATATTCGTCATTTTGTTTTTTCAAAAAATCAGGTTGTTTTACTTTCAATTGGGCGCGCTATTTTTGACATTAGTTCTGAAAATAAATTTTGGGTAAAACTTTATGCCAAGTTATTTAATGAACTTATTGAAAATTTTCCTGTAATGAATAGTATTTGTATTAATAATTTTAATAATTTTATGTCTATTTTTGATAATGTAGAAGTATGTAGTCAGGAAGATTATGATAATTTTTGTAGAGTTAATAAAAATAATATGAAGCGTCGTTCTTTAACGCTATTTTATACTTATTTATATAAGCTCAATTTGCTTAAAAATGATGATATCTTTTCTCTTTTAGATAAACTTTTTGAAAAAATGTTTCTCAGCGAACACACAAGCGAGTTATACGATGAAATCTTTGAAAATATTTCAATTATTATTACTAATTTATCCGATGATTTGTCAATTACAAATAAATGGGATAATATTTCGCAAAAATTAACAGATATATATGATTTACTTAAAAAAAATAACAAAAGTAAAAAAATTATTTTCAAGCTTCTAGATATTTTTGATGAACTTGATATAGATTATGATTAAATTAAATAAATTTAAAAAAAAAATAATTAATTTATTTAACTATTATGGAAGAATTAAATAATATCGACTACAGTGTTAAAGAAATAGAAGAGTCAGACATTAGAATACAACAAAATGAAATTATAGATATAGTTAATAAAAAATTAAAAAAAATCAATAAAACTATTAACGATAATTCTTTTGATATGTTACTTAAAATGCAGTTATTTTATGATGAAAGTTATACAAAAAAACAATTAGAAATAATAGCGCATTATTATTCTATATCCACGCGAAAAAAAAGAAAAATAGATATTATCCAGGATATTATTTTATTTGAAAATGACCCAACGAATCATGAAATAACGAATAAAAGAAAATTGATGTGGTTTTATTTATATGAATTAAATAACGACCGTTTTTTAAAAAAATATATTATATTTAAATAAAGTATATAAAATGCTACAGTCTATATTAGATGATGCTATTGAATATATTGAAGATAAAGAAATTGAAGAATTAGACAAAGGTAAGCAAGTATCTTTATATGAATTGGAAATATTTGGTATTAAACTTGTTTTAACGATAGGTAATATTAATAACGAGCATAAATCTAAAAATATTTTATATACACCTGTATATCTAGTTGTTTCAAAAGATTCTATTGAAAAAATAGGTTATTATGAATTTTACAGTAGTGAATTGTCATCTATTTTAGATGAAGATGGTGATTTAGATTTATCCAGTATTGAAGGTCCTTTATTATTTGATTATGTAGATAGTGACTATATTATTAATACTATGAATAAAAGTACATTTTTAAGAGAATTTACTTTAGAAGAAGAAACTTACTTAAATGAATTAGCTGGTGAAGATGGTGGCGAGTCTAAACAATCTAAACCAGAAGATCTTGATGATGAAGAAGAAGATAGTCAAGAAATAGTTGATGATATTGAACAAGTTGATAATATTCAAAAACTTTTAAAAGAAAATGAAACTAAATTCAAAAAACAAATTTTACTCAAATATAAAACAATGTATCTTAAAGATAAGAAATCATCTGTTATTACATCTACTAGCAATTGGCTTCAAAAACATTTTAAAAATAAAGAATATGGTATTGTTGATGTTGAATCAAATGGTGATTGTTTCTTTGCTACTATAAGAGAAGCTTTAAAGGGTATTAAGATTAATATTTCAGCTGAAACTCTGAGAAACATTCTAGCCAAAAAAATGAAAGAAGAAAATTATCAAACATATAAAGAAAATTATGATGGTTTTAATAAAGAATTATTAGATTTAAAAAAGGAAAAAGAAGAATTGTTAAAAAGAAATAAATTAATTAAAAAACAATATACAGAATTTGGTCAAAAAGCAAAACAATTTAAGATAGAAAGAAATAGAGATGAAATGATGGCAGCTATTAAAGAACAAAAAAAAATTAAACAAGAAAATGCTACAATTAAAGGTCGATTTACACAATTAGAGGTTGAGCTTAAAAGAGCTGTATTAAACTTAAATGAATTTAAATTTATGAAAAATATTAATAGCATTGAAGATTTCAGGGAGGCTATTAAAAAGAAATCATATTGGGCTGATTCATCAGCTATACATCATTTAGAAGAATTATTAAATGTTAAATTTGTAATATTATCAAAGGATAACTACGATAGAGGTAATTATAATGGTCTTATTATGTGTGGAGATATGATAAGTGATACTGTTTTAAAACGCGGTGTTTACAAACCAAAATACTATATCATAGCAACATTAAGTGGTAATCATTATGAACTAATTACTTATAAAAATAAAAAGATATTTTCATTCTACGAAATTCCATATGATATACTCTTGAATATCAAAAGAATATGTTCAACAGATAATGTAAGCAAAAAAGATAAAAAAACTCTCTATAATTACATACCTATTTTCGCTTCATTTTTATCGGCATAATATTTAATATAAAAATAATATATAAATGAAATTTTTACATTTACCAGCATTTATTATTAGTTTATCAATTGGGCTTTTTTTTACTTATATTACAAACCCGAATAAAAAAACTGTTTTTGTATATCCTACGCCTGAAAATGTAAATGATTTGTTATATAAAGATCACACTGGAAAATGTTTTTCTTTTGAAGCAGTTGAAATGAATTGCCCGGCAAATCAAAAAGATATAGAAAGTTATTCAGTAGAATAATGGTCTATTAATATTATATTTTAATTATATATAATATTAACATGTTTATGAAACGATTTATGAAAACTGAATTTGGAAGAATATTAATTTCAATACTTTTAGGATTAGGTTTAGCCACTTTATTTAGAAAAGTTTGTAAAGATAGAGAATGTATGGTTTTTAGAGCCCCCGAAATAACTAAGATAAAAGATAAAGTTTTTAAATACAACGATAAATGTTATCAGTATAAAGAAAAAATTACTACATGTAATAAAAATAAAAAAATTGTAGAATTTGCGTAATATTCTTATTTAACCAATCTATTAAATAAGTATATGGCTACAAGTATTTCAGCTTTGCCTAATGAATTAAGCAATATTAAAGAAAATGTAGAAATGGATATTAAAGATAAAGCCAATGTTAAGGTTCAACCACCTGTTTCTCAACATAACCCGGTTCCAGAAAATAAACAAGTGTCAGAACTTTCAAAAGATTCAATTAATAAAATTATTCAAGGATTACAGGATGCTTCTCAGTCAGGCTCAACGACTTTACAAAGTCGTGATATACCAATGCAGATTGACCATATTACACATGATTTTACAGCAAAACCTAACTATGTCCCATCACCCGAAGCAGATAAAGCAAACTACATTCAGGATGAAGAAACAATGGAAACACTCATAAAACAAAAAAAAGAAAGGCAAAAAAATAAAATGGATTTTTTCTATGACGAAATACAAACTCCTCTTTTAATTATGGTTATGTTTTTTACATTTCAATTACCTATTTTTAAGAAATCCATGGCAACTAATTTTCCCGCATTTTTCTTACGTTCCGGTTCTTACAACTTAAAAGGACTTGTATTTATTACAATGCTTTATGGTGGGTCTTACTACGGTATAATTAAAACCATTAAATATCTAAGTGAAATTTAATCGAGCTTACTTACTTTTACATCACATTGTTTACAAAACACATCTACCAATTCGTCATTTTTATAATCATTAATATATTTTATTTCTTTTATCCCTGAGGCTAAAAGAAGTCTACAACAAATAATACATGGATAATGGGTAACATATGCGGTTGAATCAAGACAGCTTACACCGCGTTTAGCACAATCAGCCAAAGCATTTTGTTCCGCATGTATAGTAGCTTGCTCATGATTATTTCTAACAATTGATTCATGCGGACAACCCGGTAAAAAACCATTATATCCTTGACTTATAATTCGATTGTCTCTTACTAATAAACACCCTACTTGAAGTCTTTCACATGCTGAACGGCTTTTTGTAACAAGGACTATTTCCTTAAAATAATTATCCCAGCTTGGTCTTGGCGGTTTAAGCATTTTATTTAATTTGTTGCTTATTATTTAAGTAATTTAATATTATTATATCAAAAATATTATTAAATTATTTTTTACTTCTCTTTTTTGGCATCTTTTTTGTTTGTCTCTTTTTCTTTCTCTTTCCTTTTTTAACGACCCTTTTAAATGTTTTACGACCGCTTTTCTTTTTTTGTTTCAGAGAGATTTTTTTATTATGTTTTTCATGCGGGATATAACGTAGAAACCACCATTGAAATTCTTTTGACCTTCGCTTACCCTTTAATTTTGTGTACATTTCATTCTTCTCTGCTCGCATTGATTCTTTTGTCTGTTGTTTACCATAACAATCTATACTAAAACGTTTCAATAATCCTCTTTGACGTAATCTATATTTTTGCTGCGCTTTAAACAAATATTCACACATACATAATATTCTATTTTCCCTGTAATAAGGTCTATTTACATACAAAAATGCTAAGTAAAAACTCAACATCGTATCAATTGTGGCTATCCTTATTTTTTTATTATTCATAGACAACACATTATAACTATGACATGCTAATGGTTTATATATAAAAAGCAGTGTTTCATCACCTATTTTAAATTCAACATGTTCTGCTATTGTTTCTCCAACGCCCGGTTTTTTAATAATTTTAATTTTTTTGTAACCATCTGATTTTAATTTTTCCTTTAAAATTGTAGCACATGTCATCGGTTCAGTAGCCAATACATCAAAATCAGGTATTTTCTTTAAAGCAGTCTCTCTACTTTTCTTTGTTCGTTTAATTAATTTGTAAAATAATCTATTCGCAAAAGCACCAAAAAATATACATCCCTGATTAACCAAAGATTCAAATACACAATCAAATATATCTTCTTGTATTTCTTTTAATGATTTTTTACTTTCATTTTTATTGTTTTTTAATAATTTTTCTTTTTTTAAACTATCTGATAATAATGACATGTGTCTTGTTCCCATGTCAAAAATACGCTGTATAACTTCAGAATTACAATTTTTCCCAACTAATGGATAATTTTTATTTAACAAAATAAGCCTTTTCAAAACTTTTTCCCATCTTGAAACATTTCCCTGTGGACGACTTAATTCTAAATACATAAGCATTCTTAAGAAATTTGGTGGAGAGTATAATATATTATTAATTTGTACAGCATCTTTTTTTATTCTTTTAAATAATTCAGGAACTAAATAAGTTATATCAGCAACTGGCAAAAAATTTACAAAAACTTTAAATGTTCCTGCATGAACACCTGACTTCGCTTCTACTTCTGTAAATCCCATTTTATAATATAAATCAGCTAGTTGTTTCGCATGCTTCATAGGAGTTGGTGAAAAAAAATCATAATCGGGGAGTTCTATATTTTTATTGTAAAATTGGTCTTCTGGGGGTAATATATTATTAATAGCAGTTCCACCATAACAAACAAGCTTTTTACTTTTCAAAAAATCTTCAACTATACTTATGATTTTAATAATTTCGGGGTTGTTGATTAAATTCGCTCCTATTTTTTTCTCTATATTGTCTACAGCTGAACGCAATATTTGTAATTCACAATCTCCTATATTCTGTTTATCTTTACAATTCATAGATATATATTAATTATAAAATTTTTATTTTGATTTTTATAATTAAACACTCTCAGTCCAATTTTGGTTCCCAAAGTTGTGATGTTGATGTTGAGGCGAAGGATCTATGGGTTGTCCAGTAGGTTCTTTAACCGGATGTCTACTTCTTTGTATAGATTTATCCTTAAGTAAATAAGCTTTTTGAGCATTTTGAAATTTAGTTTTATATCCTTCTAATAATTCGTCATTATATCCAAAATTCATTAATGTACCCTGAACACCATATGAATGATGAATAACCCATGCTGAATTTCTTCTATCCATAATATTTGGCATTGTAATACAAAATTTATTCTTTGTTTCTTGAATATATGTGTCAGGTTTATTTTCATTTTTAATTTGATAATTATTATATAATAATAAATTTCCACCTATACCTGAAAACCCATTTACTATTTCAAAAAATCTAGGATTATCTAAGAAGTTAGAATTTGTATCATGTACGAATATAATAACTTTATTTTTTAAATTTTTAAATGTGGAATCCAGTAAAATATTTTTATATGTACCACCTTTTCCATATTTTCTATTCACTAAATAATCCCCCAAGTGTTCTGTTATTTTTTTCTCTAAAATATGATAAACATTTGGATTTTTACTTAAAATCCTAAAATTCAATATTAATGGATCTGTTCCGTTATTTGAACTATTAATAGCAACATTTCTAACATGTGATAAAACCTTACCAATTTCCAATTCATTGTAAGTATCTTTCATATAAATATTATTTCTACCAGCGGCAACTACTACCTTTTTATCCTTAAAATATATTTCAAAATCTAACAATCTTATCCCCATATTTAAAACAATAGTTAAAGCTTCTAAACTAACATGTCCATTAATTACAGGACCTGTACAACAACTATTAAAACTACCCATCACGTGATAATCTACTAATGAAGATGGACCAAGTGCTGGAGTACCTGATTCCAATGAATAATCTATATCAGTTAAAGCACTTATTGTTGGTTTATTTGATTCCTGATCCAATTCAACTTGTTCTTTCATCAATGCTAAATTTTTAGATGATTTATTCAGTTCTCTTTTAAAATATATAGAATAACTCAATATAATAATGAATATTATTGATATTAAATAAACAATTATTAAATAACAGTTACTATTCATAAATTTATTTGCTAATTCTGTTGCTTTATTTTTCATATTATTCATTGTTTCACTCATTTATAATATATATATCAAAATATTAAATATTTAAAATAAAATATTATATTATATTAATCATGACTGGAGGTTTAATGAATTTAACAGCACAAGGAAATGAAAATATTATATTAAATGGAAATCCTAAAAAAACCTTTTTTAAAGCTACTTATAATAAACATACTAATTTTGGTTTACAAAAATTTAGAATTGATTTTGAAGGAAATAGAGTATTAGATTATAATACTCCTACTGTTTTAGATTTTAAAATACCCAGATACGCTGATATGTTATATGATACATACATATGTATTAATTTACCCGATATTTATAGTCCTATTAAGTATTTAGATACTCCTATTGATGGAAATCAATTACTTCCATACGAGTTTAAATGGATTGAAGAGATTGGTGCTTATATGATTAGAGAAATTGAAATTCATAGCGGTGGTGTATGTTTATCAAAATATACCGGTGAATATTTATCTTGTTTAAAAGAAAGAGATTACTCGAAAGAAAAAAAAGAATTATGGAATAAAATGACAGGAAATATCCCTGAATTACATAGTCCTGAGTATTCTAACGGTCGTGTAAATATTTATCCAAATTCACAATTTATTGATGATTCTGGTGTTGAACCAAGTATACGAGGTAGAAAATTATATATACCATTAGATGCTTTTTTTTGCGATAGCAGTAAATTGGCATTACCTCTTGTTGCTTTACAATACCAGGAAATATCTATTAAAATTACATTTGAACCAGCTAAAAATTTATATACAATTAATAATGTTAATGATGTACAATATAGTTCCGGGATAAGTTATAGAGCGGCTCCCAATCCAAATATTGAAGAACATCAATTATGGAGATTTATGCAACCTCCTGCTGATATTAGAGCATCAACCAGTCTTTATAATAAAAATAAAAATAATTGGAACAGTGATATTCATTTAATATCAACTTACATATTTTTAGATAAAGAAGAACAGCGTGTAATGGCACAAAATACTCATAATATTTTAATGAAACAAGTTTATACACATACCTTTTTAGATATGGCGGGTTCAAAAATGGTAGATGTTGAAAGCAAAGATTTAGTTGCTAATTGGATGTGGCGTTTTAGAAGGAGTGATGCTTTTCAACGTAATGAATGGAATAATTATACTAACTGGGCATATAAAGATATTCAACCACAAAAAAATATGTTATTAACAAATGATATTATTAGCACAGCTGGTAATTATATTAATAGTAATACCTTATATATCACAGGTTCTCTTGGTAATTATTCAAAAAATGTAAAAGATATATTAATAGATTTAGGTATTGTTATGGAAGGTGTTTATAGAGAAAATGTCATGGATTCAGGTGTTTATAATTATGTTGAAAAATATAATAAGACTGGTAGTAATACTAAAGATGGTATTTATTTTTATTCATTTTCTACAAATGGTATTAGAAAAGAATATCAACCAAGTGGAGCTATGAATGTTAATCGTTTTTCTAAAATATCATTTGAATTTAATACTATTCAACCACCATTAGATCCAACGGGATCCTTATCTGAATATATTTGTGATTTATCAGGCAATCCTATTGGTTTCAGAAAAAATGTTGCCAAATTAAATACATATACTTATGACTTAGTTATATTTGAAGAACGATATAATGTTGTTATGATTCAATCTGGTAGAATTGGATTATTACACGCTCGTTAAAATAATATATTCTGTTATTTATATGACAAAAAAAATAGATAGTAATCGTTTAGCAGTATTACGTACTCTCTTAGCAAATCAAAGAACATATCTTGCGTTTATTCGAACTGGATTTGCTGTTACAGCTCTCGCTGTTAAAACAAAAAGTAATATTGTTCTTTTAATTGGATTATTACTAATAATTGTAGGTATTTATCAATATTATATAACTGCCACTGGTATTGAAAATGGAGACTTTATTATACCTAATAAAGAAGTTCCACTTATTTTCACAATGGCTGGTATTTTAGCTGTTTATTATTATTGGTCTTTAATAAATTAAATATAATATATAATTTTTATTTTTTGAGGAAAGATATAATGTAATAATGATTCAATCTGGTAGAATTGGATTATTACATGCTCGTTAACTTTTATTAATAATAACTTAAATCATTATTAATAAATTATTTAAAATAATTTCCATACTGAATTGAAATAGTGAACCTTTCGCCCTTTATTATCTGGTTTATATTGTTTTGTATAAGCTGTTTTACTTCCTCCTAATCTATTTTCACTATTATTATTTAATATTCTACGTGTATAATAATCTTCAAGACTCATATCTTTTTTACCTATGTGTGATGGATTTGTAATATCTAAGAACATATTTCCAGTTGATGTATCAGCTTTATTCGATTTTGCCTTTACATTTATCTTTTCATCTTCTGAACTATTTACTTCTGCCATAGCTTCGGCTTTTTTTCTTTGTCTTTCCTCTGGTGTCCATAAATCAGCAGGACAGGAATTTTTATGCGTACCTTCCATTCTATCTTGTTCACATTTTGTCATATAATCCTCTAGATATCCCTGTGCTTTATTACTATCATCAAATTTTAAAGAATGTAGTTGCCATAGTCTTTTAATACCTGAAGCACCTTTATCTAAATATTTCCAAATACCACTGCTGTTTGAAATATCAACATCAATTCTTCCACACTCTTGACATTGAGTATCATTTCTACATCCATGTGATTCTAGATTATAATCATCCATATTCGTTGGCATTAACTCTTGATAACCCGGCATACCTGGTGTTAAACATTTATGATTACATTTTTTAAATAATGTATTATCTGCTCTTTCGCATGGATTGTCATTGTATCCTCGTCTATCTGTTGGATCATCCGCACCAATACAATTTCCACCTACTTTTTGCGGTTTTACACAATTTTTGGGACATTTTGCTGTATTTGTTTGAACTCCAGCTGGTGTACATGTGGGATAAGTTCTGAAATGATTTCTCCATTGACCTTCTAATTCTATTTGTTCGGGGTCAGAGTCAGGGTTGAGCGTTGGGTTAGAAGAAGGGCCAGGGTTGAGCGTTGGGTTAGAAGAAGGGTCAGGGTTGAGCGTTGGGTTAGGAGAAGGGTCAGGGTTGAGCGTTGGGTTAGGAGAAGGGTCAGGGTTGAGCGTTGGGTTAGGAGAAGGGTCAGGGTCAGGGTTAGTGTTAGG